GAAGGTTGTAATCAACCTCAGGAATTTCCACTTCATCGCCGGGCTTGGCAAGGATTCCCAGCGTAGGGAAATACCTTTCGTCCTCAACCTTAATCTTCACGATGTTATAACCTCCGAAACTTCAAAGCGAATTGTACCCCAAATCTCTGTAGCGCCGTCATTGAGAACTCGGGGTTCGCCGTATTCTCCGTCTAGATAACGCTCGCCTGACTCAAAGATTACCGTATCATTCCCTAGCCGTCTATCAGCCCTAAGTCTAGCCTTAATATTCTCAATTACGGTATCGAAATCTGCCATAGCATCTTCAGAATGTCGATGTACAGAATGAGAATAAATGTCAAGACTAATTTCGTAATGAATCCATTTCTTGCCTGAATGTTCGCCACCAAGAGCAATACGTTCTTCACGCTCGGAAGTTAAATTGATAACCGCTACAGCACCCGACTGAGTACCAGCAGGCTGTCCATACCGGAACCAAGTGCCCTCAACACGCTTGGGTGTAGCCGTGAATACTTTGTTTAAACCGGCTACAGCAGGAGGAGCAAGATAGTTAGCGATAGCCGCACGAACTGTTGCTCTAGACATTAACGAATCCTGCGGAAAGGTTTGAGCAGGTCACAGGCCATATTGTAATCATTAGCCACGTTAGGGTTGTTGCCCACAATTGAAGTGGCGGTAATGGAATCCATGACAAGAGCAGAGTTGCCACGCGACTTTAGAATCACGTTTGTCATATAGATACAAGCCTGTTTAACAGCAGGGGGCATTGCAGATGCAGACATGCCAGCCGTATGAGCATACGCAGTAGGAGCAGCCAACGTCACAGAACCAGCCCCAGTAGAAGCCGTAAACGACGAAGCAACCGTCACAATCTCCGTGTTGACCCCATCAAAAATAGTGAACTTAGTATTAGGGACAAATCCAGCCAACTCATCAACCGCAAGCGACGTAACCCCAGCATTAGCGGATGCGCTAAGAACCGTGTTGGCATACCCGTTCACATAAGTAATCGTTACAAACTGTTCAGCCAAAACTTGATAGTTCTTAGAAAACTGTATAGAACCTAGAAACGAAAGATTAGTCAACACCAACGGAAACACAACTGACTCAGACTCAATCCAAGCCGTAGACACATCCAACGCCTGCATTGACTGCGGTCCAGAACCAAACGAACAAGCCACCACAGAAGCAATCGGCCAATAACGAGGATGAATCCTCAAAAACCCGTCACGGGAAGCACGACACCGAAAGTTCTCGGTATCAACCGTAGCCGCCAACACCTGCCCACAATGAGCATCCATCCACGACGAAGCACGGGCAAGCACATTACCCAACTCAACATCATTAAGAGCCAAACTGCCGCCACCCACAAAGTCGTCAACATCGACACTTGTAGGAGCCTGCTTATATTCAGCAATCGTAATATACGGATGAGAGCCAAGCGGACTGATCGAACCGACCTGCTGTGTCACGCTTTACTCCTTTCACACATCAACCGTATTACCCTTAACGGTGTTCTCGCTACCACACTTACACTTCTTAAAGTAGCCATGATGATAGCAGTCTTGACAAATCCAGCCTGCTGCACGCGCAAACCCGCCCAACTGCGGAGCCGTATAACCGGCCTGTCGGAGAGCCTTTACATCACGCTCATCAACATGGATAGTGCCATCTTTTTGCATCCGATACACAACACCGCGCGGAACTTCAGTCTCCACAACAGCCTTATCGGGCGGCAACATCCTCATCGTCTTATTCCTTTCCCCATCGTGTGACCCGGCCCCAAGATGGGGATTGGGACCGGGCCACACATCTTAGACCACTTAGGCGGCAGTGATGCCGGTGATCGAACCATTCCACGCAGGGGCGTAGCACAGGAACGTGCCGTACCAGTACGAAGAAGTCTCGTAGGTGAACTGCGTGACCGGCCAGTTGATGCCGGTGTAGTCCTGCACGTTAACAACGCTCCAGACGTTCGACACCTGAGTGTCGGGAATCGGAAGGGTGTACGACAGGATTGCGGTGTTGCCCTGCGGCATCCACGGGTGAACCGTCATCGGGACCACCTTGCCGGTGACCTCGTTCTGGATAGCCGTGATGACAGAACCAATCACCGCGTTACCGATCTCATCCTGCTGGAGAGTGAGTCGGTAGTTGGTGCTGGACGAGTTCTTCAGCAGTTCGCTGAGAGCCTTACGGTCAGAACCGTTAAACAGAATCTCATCCGGGTCAGCCTTGACCGAGTTATAGAGGCTAGCAAAAGCCGTCTGGAACTCTGCGCCGGGGCTGACAGCGTTGAACGTGCTGTTCAGAACCTTGCGGTAACCCGAGTTGCTTCCAGTCACGGTAGCCATGATGCCGTCGTAGCCGTTGGCGTAAGCCGACGTATCTGCGGTCACAGTCGATGCTGCCGTACCGGAGGCTGCAAGCGTTCCCTGCACCGTGTAGGTGAGCGAACCCGTGCGACCTTGGTAGTAGCAGGCCGAAGAAGCAACAGCGGCTGCACCGTGACCGACGTAGACGTTGAAACCAAGTGCGCCCGCAACGGACGAAATGGTTACGTCAACGACCTGACCGGAGGTAAGAGCAACAGCCGAAGTGACAGCACTCGAAAGAACCGACTGACCGAATGCGCCAGCGTCGCTGGTCACATAGACAGTCAACTTGTCGGTCAGGCCAAGAGCAGTCTCGCCGGTGGCTGCGGTACGAGCCGTAAGGGTAACGGTAGCCGGAGCAGCAAGAGCGCCAGCAAACACAGCATTCGTGCCACGACCCATGAGCAGCATCTTCTCTTCCATGAGCATGGACGAGTAGAGAAGCGACTGCGCCGAGAGGGCACGAATGTCCTGAAAGCCCTGACCGGCGTACTGTGCCTGCCACGAAATTTCATCCGAAAGTCCGAACTGGAAGTACGGAACAATCTGATCGTCGCCGGAGTACGCAATCTTGCTACCACGGTGGAGATAGAGGCTGTTGCTGGAACCCGTCAGAGCAAAGTTGTTCTGCGTGGTCTCAGCAATACCGGGATGGATGTTACCAACACCGCCAGTACCGGAACCCGTGATACCGTTGATGCGCTTGAAGCGGCGGCTGGTGCCCTGCCCCTTCTCACGCGGCAACTTGTTACGAAGCGGGGTCGGGCGCGGTGCAAGATACTTTGCCGGAGCCTCAAGGTCGAACGGGACAAGGCCGGTGCCGATAGGCGAACCAGTCGTTGCGCCGTCACCGACGGTGATGTCCTTCATGATCTCGCGCTGTGCGGCGATCTGCTGCTGAATCGACACCGGGTCAAGGCCGAAGCCCTTCTGGATGCCGGGGGTTGCCGAATGAACAGCCGCAGCCTCAAGGCTCTTACCGAGAGCCTCGTTGAATGCGTCAGTCCGAAGGGCAAGTTCCTTTGGGTCTGAGGTGCCGAAAAGTTCGGCGGGAGCCACGTTGGGCATGATTACTCCTTAGTAATAAGTCAGAGGGACTTTTCGATTTCGATAGCAAGTGCCAGATAACCCTCAGCAAGCCGGGGGTCGGTGGTGGTCATAGCCTTAGTGCGGTATCCCGCAGCCTTAGCAATGTCCGGGTTCTGTGCGGGGGCAGCAGCCTTACCGACAGCGGTGCGAACCGGCGCAACAGCCGTTTTCGCGGTTTTCTCAATGTCTGACACGCGTGCTTCAATATCCTTGACAGCCTTTGCAATGTCCTCTGACTGAGACTTTTCTGCTGCGACATCGTCGTCGGCCTTAGGGCCACACATCTTGTCATACAGCATCGTAAGCATTTCACCCATCTTCTCAACGCTGCTACCACATGCAGCGCAAAGACCATCGCCCTTGCCAGCCACACCAGCAACACCGCCCGGACGGGACGACTCCTCGCCAACAGCCTGCGACGATTCCTCACCGGGCTTCTGGCTTGACTCCTCAACAGGAGCCTTCTCTGCGGGAGGAACAGACGATTCCTCAGAAGCCTTCTCAGCCGCAGCCGAAGCCTCCGGCACCGTGGACTCCTCGCCCGTCATCTCTGAATCTTCCATCGCTGCTTTTTCCTCCAAGTTTTCTACGGCGTGCATCACACCATCAATCGCCTTTGCTAGAGAGAGAACACAAACCGGGTTAGCAGGCCGGTCTACAAGAGAGATTTCCACAATTTCTCCATCAATGATACGACCCCCCGCAGCCTTATCATCCTTGATAACACGCGGCGAAGAAATACCAATAGAAAAACCCTTAAGAACCTTATGTTCAATCTTCTTAACAGACTCCGAATTAACCACACGGGCAGTCACCCAATGCTGACCATCCCGAACCTCATAACCCTCAGCAACCCCAGCAGCAATATGACTATGCTGCTCCCGAATATTGCCCCACCTAAACCAGTTAGGCATAGCCGACTTCAACCACTCCGGGTCACAAATCTGCTGGTCAGAATCAATAGACGAATCAGTCGCAATACCCGAAACAAGCAGCGACCCATCCTCCTGCTTTTCCGACTTCAGAATAGGACAGTAAATCTGTGCCTTAGAAATAGCCATTACTGTTTTCTCCTCTGACGATTCAACAATGCGCTTAGCCCAAGAATAACCGGCATCTCCACCCCACGCATCCCAAGCCACACGACCCGGCGAAGGTTTCTCCATATTATCAAAATCTTTGCCCTGCTTGTCTACCTCATGCCGAGAGAAAAACGAATACATCCGTTTCACGGTCTCAAGAGACAAAGATTCCTGAGCAGCCAACTGTGCTGCCCGCTTACGGCCAACATCAGTAAACCCAGAACCAGCATGACCTTCCTTAATCCAACGAAGGGCACGCTTAGCAGCCGTAGCCGCACCAGCCGGAGGACGAAACGTATCAGTCACCGAAAGTAATCCATTTCACAGTATCCGTACCATTACCAGCAATATAAAGCGTTTCACCAAACGGAACATCAATCTGCAAGTTTTGCGACTTAGGTAGCACAATACCATTAGAAGAAGGCGTAACCGTTGCCCCACCCAAATAAACATCAGCCGAATTACCATGCGTAGTAATTGTCAACTGCGTACCGCCCTCAGCCGACGAACGAAACAAAAGAGTTGCCGAAGTACCTGCTACAACCGTTCCGGTTAGAACACTCATCTAAACCTCCAAAGTCCAACAATTAGAAACTTTGGCCCCCATCAGACACAAAGCAAACAGACGATGATGGCCGTCATAAATCTTATTCACACCATCTTCTACCACAACATTAGGTTGCGGGTTATGACCCTCTTGCACATTACCCAAATTGTTTAGATGCCAAGCAACCACATCACGCTTCAAATATTGTTGCGTAGCCACAAGATCATCAATAACAAACGCCTTTAAATCCGAATCAGCCCAATTCTCAGTAGGTACTTTAGGACGAGACTCAACCTTCCACGGCACCGCAATCAACCCCGGCTCAACATCTTCAATCTCAGCAAGTCGGTCCAAACCCCAATCAATCACATTGCGACGGACCTTAACCAGTTCAGCCTTAACTGCTTTTGGGTCTGCACCACCCGCCTGACGATAGAAAGAAGCCAACTCGCGAGCCGCCGCAGCATCCTCAGCAACCAAACTGTTTAACATTCCGGCCAAACCTTGGTCAACAAACTTAAACTCAAACTCCCGAGACTTCTCAGTCTTAGCCCACTTAATAAACTGAGCCAACTCAGCCTTAAACGGTTCAATCGTTTCCTCAGGAGGAGCGTCCATTACCGGAGCAGGCGGCACAACCTCAGGCGACCAACCTTGATTCGGCAACTCATGAGTCGGAGGACGAACATCCTCATCCTGCTGGTCAGCATCAATAGCCGTAGACTCAAACGTAGCCGCCACCGGAATAACAGTACGACCCTGCACAAGCACAGGAGCATCTGCTTCAGGAAAGTTGTAGAGAGGCATACCCATTTCGGTACGAACCTCATTAAACGTCTTTTGGCCTGAGAACAGTTCCATCTGACGACGAGCAGCCATAGCCGAATGGTCGTCCTCGGTGCCGTCAGTAAACACAAACGTCAACTCACGGGACATTCCAAGAAACCGGATAGACAACTGGTTGAGGATGTCGATAACCCAAGTAATCATTGGGCGCAGACCTAGAGTTTCGGCCGAGTCGGCCTCACCTGCTTGATGTCCTGAACCGCCCAGACCTGACCTTGGAGTAAAACCAATCTGGCTAGGGAGAACACCAAAGTGACCGCAAATAGACTTGACAATAAACTCATCAAAGTCAGATGAATATTTAGCCTCAGCAACCTTAGGCATAACCGGGTCAAAACCTGTAGGCAGCAGACGCATACGGCGACGCTGCTCTAGATTGCCAGCCAACTCGTCATTGAACACCTGCTCATAAGCACGCAGCAACTGCGGATTAGTGCCATATTCCATGTCCGACTTAATAAACAGATCGGGCATAACACCATCGGTATATTCCGTCCGGTACCAATGCAACCGCTTCATATACAGATCAACAAGTGGCAGACAGCGTTCGACTGGTGACAGACCGTAAGGAGAGAACGGGCGACGGGTACGAGGCATATAGATCAGATCGTCAGCCGTAAACTCTCCATCAGCCTCAGGAGCAGCCGTAAACTCACCACGGGGAAAACCCCAAAGAATCTGCTGGAAAGCAGGATGCGGAGGAAGCGGACGGCCACCACGCGCATCCAACAGCGGCTTGATAGTGGCACCGTCAAGAATCTCTAGCGAAGCCAACTTAGTATCATCAACCGACTTATTTGGATAAATGCTAAGAGCGTCAATGACCAGCATTTCTTCCAGCATCATGCCAATCCACTCATAGAAAGACATGCCGTTCATGCGGTCAGGAGAACGCCAAAACTCTTTCATCTTGGCAATTTCTTCCCGATACTTCTCACGCATAACTTTGTTAGCCTCAACTTGGCTAAGGCCAGAATCACTCATAACATAAGTGATAGCGTCATCAGAGATAGCAACATCCCACTCTTGACCAAGAATGGCACCCTTAACTACCTCAATACACTTACGAACAATATCTGCTTGATCGGCTACCTCGCGCAACACCCTAAACGGAATGTTGCGTTGTTCAACAAGTTGAAGGTTCCAAGCAACCGGATATTCCCAACGGCGAGGGTCTGCACGCCCATCTTCACGCGGCTGATTAATAAGAGCCGGGATAAGCGGCATTGCCGGAGGGAACGGAATGTTGGCAAGGTTAGGATCACGTTCCAACGGGGTTGCCCGAGTTCCAGACTGAGGGGCAATTGCCGCAGCCTGCTGCTCCGTAATCGTGGTAGTGCCCGGAGGCAGCAATACCTTGGCAATACGTTCCCGAAGTCCCATTCTTATCCTTTAATCAAAGTGACCATATTGTCACACAAAAAGTCAGTTATCGGTAGGGTCAGCCGGGTCGGCCCCAAAAATGGTTTCAAGAGTACGCAACGACGCAGCAATACCAGCAGTAACCGCAGCAGTCAAAACACCCTGCCAGCCACGCGCACCCTGCACATCACCAATCTGAGTAACAGCAATTACTGCTACAAACGCTCGCCCAAACGAGTACGCAATCCTACGAGCATCAGCCTTAATTTTATTCATCACACCGAATCCTTTGCATGATCGCTCAAATGATTAGTCAAATCGCTACGGATGTCACGCACATCGCTGTGCATAACCCCCACCATACCTTTAAGTTCACCGATTTCGGTTTGAAACTGCTGCTTGTTATCAGCATGTTGCTCACGATTCTCAGCCCGTGCTTTACGCAAACTTAGCACTACCGGAATAGTCGCTGCTGCTACAACAGCAAACGCCCCAATCATGGCAACAATAACCTCAATCATGCGAGCGCCCCCCATGTTTCCGGGCCGACCACTCCGTCCGGGGTAATGTTCTTGACCGTCTGAAACGTGCGAACAGCCTGCTCCGTACGAGGACCAAACTGGCCGTCTACCAGCAGGTTTGCGCCAACCTTGTTCAGTTTCATCTGCAACGTCTTGACTTCTTCGCCAGTATCGCCAAGTCGCAGAGTGCGAGGTGTAGGAGGAACCGGCGGGTTTGGATAGTTACCTTCTTCAGCCAGTACCGCAGGCGGCATAGGACCGTCACCAAGGCACCAGCACCAATGCCAGTTTTCTGACTGTGCTGTGTTCCACCAGCCGAAAGACGGTCCGTTGGCTGCAAGCCAATTGAGTGCAGCAGTATTCAACGGGCGTTCTTGCCCAAGTTTGTTGCGAACGCTGAAATCTACTGCCAGTCCCCAACCATGATTAGATGTGCCGGGAACTGCGGCTCCAGCCACGGGCTTGCCGAAACGGTTGACTTTAAGCCACCAGTTTTGACCCTGCCAAAAAGCGTGCCGTGTTTTACGCTCGGTGTGATCGTACCGCTTATAAAAAAGTTTTACTTGCCCATCATATGAACGGTAAGTTCCGGTTGCTGACAGCGGAATGCCGTCACGACGAGCCTTCTTGATAAGCGCCCGCATTGAACGGGCAGCCTCGCGTTCCAGAACAAACGAACGGATGCCGCAAGGCTCCATGACGTTCGACGGCAACTGTCCGTTTGTCATGCCCTTGATAGCAGTCGGTTTGACAGCAGCGGACTCTGGCTTGTACGGAAGCATCAGCCACCCCACGCCGACTTGGCAATAATCAGCGGCATATACCAAGTACCACCATTATCAACTCCGGGCGTGATTGTAGTTGGAAGCGACGTAACCGTAGCCGCTGAATCGCCTCCAATGTTTGTTGCATGAATGACGCATTGGCCTGCCGAACCGACAAGCAGACTGTTCAACACGATGGAAGCATCAGTTCCATACGACGGGTGCGGCGCATAGTTCACAGGCGAATATCCAGAGTTGTAGTCATCGAACCCGTAAACAAGGAAACCGCTGTCATCAAACGAAACAACTGTCGCCCAGTAAAGGCCATCTGGCAATGTGACTACTGCACCCGAAACATCCGGTCCGTCAACTTCTGTTGCTACTCCTGTACCGCCAGTAACCGGGGAAACGGTTGTACTCCAAACAAGCGTGGACGGCCAGTTGTTGCCATCGCTGTTGTATAACGCAACTGTTACGGGGTCACTTGTACTAGTCCCAGCCATAAACGCAAACTTTGCGGCACCATCAACAATTGTCAACGGAGTAAACACAAGATGTTGATATGCGCTAGTTGTCGTGTTGCTAAACGTGCCAGCAATACGAGGCCCATACCAATGGTTTGCAAACGGACGCATATCTCCCGGCCAACCACCAACCTGCAACGAATGGCTAGCCTGAGTCTCATTATCAAGATGAGCCTTCACGACAACGGTGCCCGACACCATGACACGCAACGGTTTGCCTTGAGGTGACGCAACCTCAGCACCTGAACGCGTAACCATCGAAACCAGCACTTCGCCCGAATTAGCAAGATAAACCGTGGTCGGACTAGTAATTGTTTCCGGTCCACCAAACCCGCCACCGCCCGGCGACAGACCCGGCGACGCACCACTAGTCAGTTCAGTAACCATCAAAGAGATGGTTGCACCTTCAGGGTCTGCAATAAGAAAGTTTGCCATTGGTGCAATCTATCATTGTCCAATAGCGGACCCGCAAGAAGCACAAACTGTTGCGTTCATTTTGTTTGGGTAATCACATTGAGAGCAAGAGATAGAGATAGACGCAAGATAAGTTGCTGCATTACTTCGGGTCATAAGTTCTGTAAGTGCCCATACAAGGGCATCTAGACGGTCAGGAGACTTTCCGTATTCAGGTGTCCACGTTGTCAACTGGGTTTCCAATTCTGAAAAACCTGTTCCTACATGGTGAATCTTTCCTTGTTCATACATTGCTGAGATTGGTTCGGCTCGGATGGCTTTGCCTTTGGTGGCTCGGACTTCACGAATCGGCAACAACTGTCTAACAGTCTTGAGTGTTTGGCTCACCATCAAACCGCCTTGGTTGACCTCAACTACGATGGCATCGGCCTCATGCTTATCATAAGCCGCAATAACTTGCTTAGCCCATTGGTCGGGGGTGCCTTGCATTGAATAGTCGGCAATGATGTAGCCGTGCCCTTCCTTGTCTTTGCACGCCACAATGATGCCCGTCTCGTCGCCGTCCTGTGTGATGGATGGGTCTACTGCAACGACTGTACGTACAATGTCCGACGGCAACTGTTTAACACGGTAGTTGTCGATTATCTGGGAAGTCCAAAGAGCATTCTCCACATCTTCCAAAAGTTCGCCATTCAATTCCTGACGACCCAACCGTGTCCCCTCATACCGGGCCAATAGTTCAGCCAACGCTGTAGGCGCAAGATTAAGTTGGTTATCCATAGTGGACCCTCGGGTCACCACCACGGAACCATCCTTTCTTGCCAATAAGTTTCTTATAAGCGGCCTAGGACGGGGGGTAGTAGTAACAATCGTGCGAGGGTTCTTACCCAAACGCAAACCAAACTGCAACTGGTCCCAACTGTCCTCATAGCGGAACGCACCCAACTCGTCCACCCACGCACCATGATGCTGCGCCCCACGGAAACGCTCAGGCTCATCACCCGAAAAAATCTTGATACGGCTCCCGTTACGCAAATGAATCTCACCGATGCTGCGGTTCCACGCATGTTTCTCCCTGAGCATTCCATAACGCTCCAGAATCGACAGAAGGCCCGACTCGCCCTCCACACAGGTGTCGCGTGCGTCAGAGAACGTAGGGGCCACTACAGCCCATCTGGTGCCCGGTTCCCGAATGGCTTGCCAAGCAATCCATTCTGCTGCGGTTCTAGTTTTGCCTGCACCACGACCAGCCATATATAGCCAAGTCATCCAGTCACCATCGGGTTCTAGTTGCTCAGGTCTTGCTAGTTCTGCTTCCCATCTGACTCTGGCTGCGGCTACGCGCGTTACCAAATCATTCATGAATTGAAGAATATCATCAT